CTGCTGCATTCGCTGGTTCGAATCCAGTAGCCCAGTCCTATATGGAGCATTAGCTCAGTTGGTTAGAGCACTTGACTTTTAATTCAAGTTGTCCGGGGTTCGAATCCCGATGCTTCACTTCACGAAAGACCGGAAATCCTTTATTTTCAAGGGTTTCGGTCTTTTTTATTATCATTCCAAAACCGAAAGTAACCGCAAATAAACGCGAGTAAATGTCTCAAAAGTGTCTCAATAGAATCAAGATGTCTCAAAAGTGTCTCAGAAATTGAGGGCTTTTTCAACTGCTGATACAGCATCCTCTTTCTCCAAAATAATATGATTATAAACCTCAATAACCATCTTTTCTGTATCTCCCATAAGAGCGGCAATTCGTTTTATACTTACTGTTGGAATCTGATAACAAAGATTCGTGCAGTAATTATGACGAAATACATGTGGGGTAAGCTTCTCTTGATCAGCACCGGCGGCAAGCATGGACTTATAAATCCTGTCCCACATCTTCCGGAAAGAGGACTTGGTAATATATTCAGATCCTCTGGTAATAAACAATTGAGACGTTCGCAGTTCCTGGCAATATGTAGATAAATAAGGGAATACATTTGATGGAATTGGAACTGTACGCTCCACTTGATTCTTAGTACTCTTCAGGTATGGTTCGTTTCCATCAAACGCCAGGGACTTATTTACATTTAAGGTTTTGGATTTTAGATTGAAATCAAATCTGGTTAAAGCCAGAGCTTCTCCACGCCGGAGGCCACATCCATAAATCAGATAGAGAAATGCTTTATCCATATCTGCCAGATTAGCAGCAAACACAGCTTTTTTCTCCGAGTCGGACAAGGCTCTTTTTTCGGATTTAGATTTTTTTACTGAGATGTCCTTAAAAAGTTCTTCCGGAGCAGAAGCTGGTAATAGCTTATCCGATACTGCTGCATTCACGATCTGCTTCATAGTGAGCAATATTTGCTCCTGAGTCCGATTCTTTCCAACTGCATTATTGATCACAAGTAGGACGTGAAGTTTTGTAATATCGTTAAGCTTAACCTTATCCAGTACGTCCAGATGCTTATCAATAATATTTTTGTACATGGCAATTGTATTTTTCTCTTTTCCTGCTTTGTATACAGAAAGCCATTTTGTGGCATAGTCCTGGATACAAATATCTGTCTGTCGAACGTATTTGCGTTCCTGGACTTTCTGTTCCATTTCTTTTACCATATTTTCCAGGTCTCTGCTTGATTTCTTAGACCTGAGAGTAATTCTCTTTTTCTTACCATCTTCGGTGTAGGTGCCATCCCAAATGCGTGCCTGGAAACATCCATCTGACCCACGCTTGTATTTGGCTGAGGCCATGGTATCCCTCCTTTTTATAACCATTACGGTGAAATCACCGAAATGGTTCATATTTTGTAATTTGCGCCGGAACAACCGGCAAAAATGGGTACAAAAAATACAGCCACACAAATGTTTTCACTTGTGCGCTGCCTCCGAAGATGATACAATATCAGTGTCAAATGAATGGTATCTCTTCGGAGATCCTCGCCGCTCTGGTGCTGGTAACACCGGAGCGGTATTTATTTTTTTACAAAGTAAAAGACACCCACGCAATATACTTGCATGAGTGCCTTTCAACCATAATCAATATGGTTCTCTCCGTACAAGTATATTACTACAGCAATAAAAATATTGCAAACTTTAAAAGGTAATTTTTTACATTGTTTTAAAACGTTTTTTGCTGTTTATATTAGATTATTTTATTTGGTTTTATTCGGTTTTATCGAATTTATTGTAATCAATCTCATCTTTAGGAAGGCGGATGAGAACATTAAGATCATTTATATCCTTTATTCCCATTTGTCCACGAATATACTCGAATGCATGCGGATGAATCTTGGCCTGTAAGTCTTCCAGCATATTTTTTAATTCCGCAATAAATTGCTTATATTCTTTTGAAGGAAGATAATATTTAAAATATATGATGAGATCAAATATTTTCTGATCCAGATCTCGGGAATAGCCATTACTTAACATTCGAAAATAGTTCTCTAATATTCGCCCTGTATGACCATGACGTTCTGGCCTTCTTGTTAGGCAATAAACGCGCTCATTATGGGCACAAGAATTTCGAATTTTGCGCATCCAGTGAAGTGAACCAATTAACAATTTTACATTGGCATGTCCATTGGCATCTTTTAAACCATAGAGCTCACAAAGAGAATGGGATACCTCAATTTTGCTACATCGTAATATGTCTATAAAAGTGGAAAAATTAACAACTTTAATCATAATCCATGTAGGAATTTGTTTATGGTTTTCCATATAAAACTTTACATAATCAAGCTGGCTTTTGCTTAATTCATTGTATGCTTTGGAAATAACAGTCATTTTTTCCTGTAAGGATTTTCGGGGAGCATAGGCGTTGGTATCATACCATGGGATTTCTCCATTGTTATTACATTCATCAAATTTGTAACCAGAAAGTGTTCGTGTTTCTTCTTCTACTTGTGTAATATAACGCAGTAGAAAAGAACGTAATTGATCATCAAATTTTTTTACAGCTTGTAGCTGATTAATGGAAGTCCCAGATATGTAGGAATGATTCCCATTGGAATCTCGCCCACTGACAAAAGGGGTTTTGTATCCATTTACAATATTAAAGTAGCCAGCCCGAATCAGAATCTTTTTGTGAGAAGATCCCTTGCATTCAATATGCTTATCGTTACGAAGCTTTTTCATTTGCTGATTGTAAGTTAGAAATAATTTATCCTCGTTCAAAGTGAACCTTCTTTCATTGCTTGGTATATTTTAGATCCCGTTCGTATTTTTTTCTTGCACGTAAGTAGAAGACTTATATGTAATTCTCGTATATATCTGAGCATTATCTCCAAAGTTCTCCATCAAAATTGAGTTTCCATCGGAATCTTCCCACTCTGTATAAAATGTCACATGTCCTGCCGCAAGAGCTGTTCCCCAGTCTTCTTTATTTTCTTTATACAGGTCATTAGTCCAGATAGCTTCCTGTTTTGCCGGAGTGCATATTTCGTTTCATACAATTCCTCAAGATTGCAATAATCTTGGTAATAGTTGTAGTAATCAATATGTTCTTCGTCTAAAAGATAGGCTGCCTTTTCAAGTTTTAATGCGCTATCGAAAAAATATCCGACATTAGTTTTGTAGTTCGAAACTTCGCCATCCAAAATAAACAGCACGTTATCTGAAAGGGTATAATCTACTCCGCTAACCATAGAACTTGTAAGCTCTGCATTTACTATATCTGCGAGCGAGGTACCCCATGCATATCCACGAAAACCATCAATTGAAATTTGGCTGGAATCTTCCTCAGATAATTCCGGTGTCGGTGTTACATCACTTGCCAAAACAATGTGAGAACCAGAAGAAAGACACATAATTCCAGAGAGAAACAAAACAATACATTTCTTTTTCATAGCGTTTCCTCCTTAAAATGAAAATGTATAAATCATGGTTTTGCGTAAATAATAACAGTATGAAAATATTACTTACACAAATCATGTATGAAAAAAATGTATCTGTACGGCAGCTGTCGAACATGACCGGGATTCCGAAGTCTACGATCAATAATATTATGATCGAGAAGTATTCACCAACTCTGGACAACTTAGAAAGGATTGCCAAGGCTCTGAAAGTCGGGATGGTAGATCTGTTTGATTCACCGTACAAATAAGTGTCCATTACACTGGACGATTGTGCTTTCAAGCAAAATTAATCCCTCTGTTTATCGTATAATAAGTATAAAAGATAATGTTGAACGAACAAATGTTTGTGAAATATATTGCACTTCAAATATAAATGGTGTATATTAAAAACAAACAAACGTTCGGGCAAACGAGAACGGAGGGGCTATACATATGAACACAGAAGAAAAAAGGGAAAGGATACGTGAGCTTATAGGAAAAATAGAAGATGATGAACTTTTATCATTTATCTACAAACTCATCAAAAGGTTGATGGACTGAGGAAATCCTTAGTCCTTTTCTTTTGCAATCTTTTCTGCAATTTTCTCCAGTAGCTCCCACTCAGATTCATCCAAGTTAGCCAGAGCGAAGATAAGACGTTCCTTGAAGGAATTCTTTTCACCCTTGAACAGATCTGCCGTAAGTTTAGCAATCTCATCTTGACGATCCAAAGGACGTTCTGGATTTCCGTCCCCATGTTCCAACCATTCTTTTCTGATTTGAAATTTTTCACAAATATCATCAATAAAACGTTCGCTTGGAGTTACATCGTCTTTATTAAGCAGTTTCCATATATACGATGGAGTGACCTTCAAGCATCTTGCTAACTCAGATTGATTTTTACCTGAATGTTCAAACACTTCACGGATTCTGCCAGTTATTTCGTTCATTAAAAAATCACCTCTTTTCTTGATTCCTATATTACATCACAAGATAATCAAAGTCAATCTAAAAAATTAACTGAGTTGCAAAAAGATGTCTTGACAAAACAACTGAGAAGCATTATATTTGAACTAGGTTAAAACAAAACCACATTTAGTTTGACTAGGAGGTGAACATTATGTCAGAAAAAGAGAAAAAAATTTTGAAACGCCTTTCAGAAATTGTTCCTAATCTTCCAGATTCTAAAAAAGAAAGACTCCTGGGAGTAGCCGAAGGATGAACATCATGAAAGAAAGCATGGAAACCCAGAAAGTAGGATAACAGAAAGCAAGGTGAACAGATGGAAAGTGACCGAGACAGGAGATTTGCACTTGAAGGATTTGTAAGATATCACGATGACAGAATCTGGAAGCAGACGCAAAAGCTTGTCAGAGAAGAAAAAGAAGCAATAACCAAAATGGCAGTTACCCTTACTGCAATAAGAATAACTGCCATGCTGCTTATCTCTTGGTATGCGCTTCATAAGTTTTCAGGACAGTAGAAGCAACTTCATGTACTGCATTGACAAGTTCATCCTTGGAAAGTTCGTCAGCAGAGGAGTGATAGATTTCGTTGATCATTTCGTGACTGAACAGATCAATGACTTCGTGAATTGTCATATAAAGAACTCCTTTCATAATACTCGGGCATGCCAGTGCCCTGTACCTAAAGAATAGGAGAAAAGAAATAAAAAGTCAATGTAATTGGAGAAGTAACAGAAAGCGAGGTGAGAGGATGGAAAGAGTGCATTTCGATGAAAATGGAAATCGGCGTGATTACATTGGTGGAAAAATCAAAAAGGAAGACTATGAAATGGACAAAATAAGAAACAATTGCTACCAATCAATAATTATTTCGTTGGCAGCAGCTGTAGTGAGCGTGGCATCGTTAGTGATTAACATAGTATTTGGATAATCACCGAAAAGAAATAAAAAGTCAATGTGATTGGTAAAGTAACAGGGAAGCGAGGTGAGAAAAATGGTGAATGTAGCATTACTGGTAGTCGCAGGAGCAACGTTCTTGAATTCAATCTCCGTGATTTTACTTGCAGTTTATGCAAGAAAAAAAGAGAAAGAAATTAGAAAACTGAAACTAGAACAAGACAAAATGTGGAAGAGTACAACAGAAAATATTTGGGTTTCTGATCAAAGCCGGGATAAACAAATAGAAAATCTTCAAAAAGATTTAAAGGATATGTACATGGAAAGATCAGTAGTAAGAAATATTTCGGTACCAAAGAAGTATTTTATGACACGAACTTTTAATGAGAAAAGGGGAAAGAAAAAGGAATTAGCAGATTATGTGGCTGCTGTTGCTTTAAAAACAATAGCGTCAGAACTTCCAGAGGAAGAACGGACGCCAGAGGTCATAGAGAATGTTATCATACCCAAAATCAAGGAAAAATTAAATGAAAGCTGTATCAGGTTATAAAGATTTGATGTGCATATCCTGGAGCGTTTCAGAGATTACTTCAAGGGCAGAAAAGGAGATGAAAAGATGGATGTAGATAAAAGAAATGAAGAGTTGGATGAAACAATAATCCAGACTTGCAAATGGATCCAGAAGAAACTTCAAATTTCAGACAAATCCATTAGAGATGAAAAAGTTCCGGAATGATGAGTGCCCTGGCGGAGCTGGTGAGCGCCAGAAATGAGCGAGGTGAGAGAAGTTGCATCATAGTGGAATAGTATACGCTAAAGAAGTTCCTATGATAAAAGTCAAAACCGTAAAGGAGAAAAATGGAAAAGGAACCCCTCTGCAAACAGTAATACAGTATTGGACAAAAGATGGTGTGCTGGTTGCAGAAGGCGTGTGAATCAACTTGATGAACCGGAAATAAATTGATCAGTTCCCTGGTGAATTTGTTTGCAGAGGAGATGAGAATACGAAAAAAAGAAAACGATATAGAGATATGACAGAAGAAGAACGGATAGAGCATGACAACAAAGTTATCGATCGGAACTACACAATAGCCTTGTATTTTAACCTGTTAAATCTTTTCATTCTATTTATTGCAAACCTAGATAAGATAGTATCTTTTGGACGTTATGTACTATCTTGTCTGCATTAGCCAGAAGACTGCAAATTGCGGTAATGACTGAAAGGATAAAGGATAAATTAGCTTTGAATTTAGCAGAAATAGATGTTTTTCTTGCACTATCGGCTTGTTCTTTTGCGAGATCTGCCGGATAGATGCAGATTCTGCCAAAGAAGTTGTTTTATCTGCAATATCGTACAGTGGTTTAAGCTTTGTGTTAAACTCATCAGTCCGGCGCTTAGCTTGTTCAATAATTGCATTTCCGAAAGTTATGGTCACTAAGTGAGAAGAATCTACGAGGTTATAAGTTTCGTATTGATCAGTGTCTGTTTCTAATGAACTTGCTTCTCTAAGTGAGATTAGATGCTGTTCATCGAACGATAGAACAAGATCTTCAATGTCATTATAAGAAGGAAACGCAGTTTTAAGTGAAGCATAAGAGATGTACGGATTGTTGTAGATATATTCAAGAAGGGAAAAACTTCGATTATCTAATGTTATTTCTGGCATATTAGTACCTCCGTGTTTCTGTGCCTGGGCGAGCATGTATTTATTAAAAACAGAATAGGAGAGTTTGGACAAAAAGTCAATATAAGAAATATCGGCAGTAGTAGAGTGAGGTGAGAATATGGAAAACATGGCATTAATGGCAATTGCAGCAGCAACACTCTTGAATTCAATCGGGTTGATTGTGCTTGCAATGGGAAGAAGATAATTTGAGTAAAGGGATAAAAGAAGGGAGTGAGGAAGGTGACATATCCAAAACCATTTATGTCACTGGCGGATCTGGCAGCCTTTACCGGGCTGTCAGAGGAATACCTGTTGAGCGTGTACCGCCGCAAGGACAATGATTTTGCAGGAAAACTGGATCCAGCAAAGAAGAATAGCAAGATTTTCTTTGATACAGAGAAGTTTGATCAGTGGAGAGCAAAGCAGATCAAGCTGGAAGTGGAAGCAATGAGAAGAAAAGGTTGTGGGGTAGCGTGAAAACCGAACCAAGACAGAAATTATGTAAACCAAAGAAAAAGAGCCGATGCATGGGGTGCACCGACTCAGGTCCATATGTAATCAACCAATTACATAGTATCACTGGGCCGCAAAAAAGTCAAGAAATCGAGGAAAAACCAGGGGTGAAATTCCCCTGTTTGGTACTCGATTAAGATATTAAACTTAGGAGCCTTTTGGTATGAAAACAAAGCGTAAAACCTGGTATCTGCAGAAGAAGGATATCCTGTATGTGGAAGAGAATCATGATGGTAAATATGGAGCTAAGGGGCAGAAGAGATTGCCGAAGAGGAAGACCACTCCGGAAGACATCCAGAGAGTAAATCGCTGGAATAAGTCGAAAAAGGCAAAGATCCGCTTAATGGAATATTTTTCCCCAGGTGATCTGTGGGCCACCTACACATACAAGCCCGAGAACCGCCCTCCAGATATGGACACGGCAAAGAAACAGTTTTTGGCAGTAATGGACAAGCTAAGAAAGATTTATAGGAAAAGAGGAAGAGAGCTTTTCTGGATCCGAAACATTGAAAGAGGAACCAAGGGGGCCTGGCACATCCATTTTGTCATAAACGATATCGGAGACACTGCCAGCCTCATAGAAAGAGCCTGGCCATACGGTGGGGTGTATGTAACCCAGATCAGAAAGAGTAACTGTCCGGAAGAAGATTTTCAAAAATTGGCAGATTACATCACTAAGGATGAGAGAACCAGGGAAAAGAAGAAAGATGGTACCCTGGCAAAACCAAGAGTTAGTGAAAGCAGCTATAGCCATTCGAGAAATATGCCGCTTCCGGAACCAGTGCCGAAAGAATTGAAGCGCTGGCCGAAGAAAGTAAAGCCGAAGAAAGGTTATTACATAGCGGATCTGTATGAGGGAAAGAATCCGGTTTCTGGATATAATTACCGGCATTACACAATGATCCGGTTAAACAGACGAATTTAAAGAGAAGAGGGTTAGAACCATGAAGGTGAATATTTACCTGGAGACGGACAAACAGTGCCAGGCATGTATACAGAGAAAATATGGATACGTGATTGAAATCATGCATCATGGACAGATTGTGACCAGGGAAGGATTTGGATGTGTGGTAAGTACATATCATCAATGCAACCTGCAGGCGCTTGCGGAGGCACTGGCAAGATTTCATTCTTCCTGCGAGATCTGTATACACACGAAAGATACCTTCGTGGCATCCAGAGTTCTGAGAATATCAGATCTGGCAGCAGGTGGCTTTAAGGATACAAAGGGGAACGAGATAAAGAATGCGGATGAATGGAGAAAGGTTTACGGACCTATTGACAGGCTTAAGCTGGAAGTTTCTTCATCTGCCGGTACACATTCATATTCACAGTGGCTCCAGGAGGAGATGATAAAGCATGGAGATAGCTGAACTTTGGGGGAAAGGATGGAGTCTGCGTCCGGAACAGGATCCAAGGACAATGACATACATAGGAACAATAACAAGAGCTGGGATGAAGTTCCACTACTACAGAGGGGATGACGGCGAGATCTATTTTGATGATGAGCCGGAAGGTGGAAAACCGGAGTGGATGGAAAAAGCCGACCGAAAGCAAAGAAATAGACGGAGCCGTAAAACCATAAAAAGATGAAAAGAGGAAAGTATGAGGACGATAGCAGTAATTAATTTAAAAGGCGGTGTAGCCAAAACAATAACATCCAATAGCTTTGCCTATATTTTGGCGGAGCAGGGAAACCGAGTCCTCCTGGTGGACAACGATAAACAGGGGGACGCTTCCAGAGGATTGAATTGCCGCACACAGGATGGAGAAGGTATTGACCGGATCATGACTGCCAGACATCCGGAAGACTGGATGGGAAAGTTGGTTAGACACACGGCATATTACAATCTGGATGTATTGCCAGCGAATATGCGTTTGCTGATGGCAAACCAGGAAGTGATGTTTGATCAGACGCGGCCGCAGCAGTTCAGGATAAAAATGCACTGGCCTGTGTGGCTGAGCAGTACGACTTTTGCATAATTGACAACGCACCGGATATCAATATATCCACGATTAATGCGCTGACGGCTTGTGATGATGTTCTGATTCCAGTGGAAATTGATGACAATACTACAGAAGGTCTGCCGGAGCTGGTGAATCAGATCGGATACACAAAAGAGGAATTGAACAAAGATCTGAAGAATTACTGGATCTTTATCACAAAGTATGACAAAAACAATCTGGCACAGGAACAGGGAGCAGATCTGATACAGGCAGCAGGATATCCTATGCTCAGCACAAGAATCAGATATTCCAGAAAAGTATCTGAGTGCACTTATGCAAGAAAACCTATACCGTTGTATTCTCCGCGCTCTTTGGCTGCAAAAGATTACAAACGCCTGGTAAAAGAGTATCTGGTGGCAGCAGGAATCATGATGGATAAATGGACGGAAGGGAGGGAAGCCTGATGGCATTTAATCTGGCAGATATGGTGAACAACCGAAAGCCCGTGGAGACTGAGAATATCAGTGATACAGTGTATCGTGATGTTTTTGAACTAGAACCATCCAAGGAGAATTTCTATTCTACAGATCCAGAGCGACTACAGGGACTGAAAAACTCAATTCTTTTGTTTGGTGTAATGCAGGATGTTCTGATTGAGGATGTGAATGGTAAAGACAGGATCATATCCGGACACTGCCGTACAATGTGCTGCAGAATGCTTGTAGAAGAGGGGCATGAAGAGTTCCGGAAGATTAATTGTAAATATACCAAAGTGACGCTGAACACGGAGAAGCTTCCAGAAGATAAAGATGAAAAAGTGGAACAGCTGCTTAATAAGCTGGGAATCATCCAGGCAAACCGGTTCCGGGAGAAAACCGACTGGGAGAAAATGAAGGAAGCCTTATCACGGAGGAAGTGATTAAAGAGCTCCGGGATTTGGTCGATCTGCAGGGAACCACAAGGAAAATGGTACAGGCAACACTTGGAACATCCGGGACTCAGCTGGAAAGATATCATGCAATTCAGAAAAAGCTGAGCCCTGAGCTTATGCAGGAGTTTAAGAATGCGAAGATAAATATATCCGTGGCCAGGGAGCTGACCGATCTGGATGAGAATCACCAGAAAGAGGCTCTGGAACTGTATCAGAAGAATGGAGCAATTACACTTCCGGAAGTAAAGACGTTGAAAGAAAAACAGGAGCTAAACCGCCAGATTCCAGGACAGCTTACGCTGGCAGAAGCAATCGGGAAATATCGTCCGCCGGAAGATGACACGGTAATTGATGTGGACGTTCAGATTGACAGATTTTTTGAGAGTTTGAAGCGGTCCACGACAGAACGGATCCAGAAGCGAGATAAGAATATGTCAATTTACATGCTTAGCACCCTGTATGATGGTGTTCGGATCAGAAATGGACATCTGAATTATCAAGGGAAAAAGGATGGAATTCTTTTTAATCCGGACAGTGATGAGGAAAAGTTGATCACCTGGAAGCAGTTGGCAGAAACCTTGATAGAAAAATACGGAAAAAAACAGAAATCAGTAAAGATGGCTCCGCTGGTAGATCCACAGAAAGAGTGCCCGTATTACAGGAAGATGAGGTATTTACTCCGGATATTGCAAGGATAATAAAAATCTTCCTGGAAGATGTATATGCCAAGATGTATGTGGGCGCCGCCAGACGCTTCCGGGCAATGGGAGCTGAATTTGCCGCAGTGCAGAGAGGCAAAGAAAAAGATTTTGTATTCTATGATGAAAAAGGTGGAAAGGTCTGCTATGTGTCGAAGAAACGCATGGAATTTGAGTACCAGGAGCGAGTTAAGAAAGAAGAACCAGATCCGCCTGAAACACAGCCAAATGAAGCAATGGAGACTCTTGAAGAGATAAATAATTCCTGGAGTGAATGGAAACCAGAAGAAGCTGTGAAAGAGCTTTGCACCAGGTATCCGGAACTGCTTAAGGGAATCATGCAGATTTGTCGAAAATATAAAAAAAACGGGGAGCGAGCTCAAGAGCTACAGAAAAAATATGCTCCTTATGGATATCATAGCCAGGCGTGTGATGGATTCAGCTATACATTCGAAGGGTATTCAAGGGGAATAACGATCCAATCCAATACCCAAAAGAAGGAAAGCAAGATGAGCTATATCCGTCTGGTGTTAGAGCTTGTTAATTTGTATGATCCAGATTCTTCAGAATTTGATCTTACAGAAGAAACAATGGAAATGTCCGACTCGGACAAGCCAGAATGCTGCCAACAGGCAGCTGAAATCACGGACGAAAGGCAGCAGGATACTGAAGAAAATCAGAGCTTGGTGTACGATTGCCGGGAAGAAGAACATGAACAAGAGCCTCTTGACATTATGGGAAATGACACAGAACGTAAGGCATGGCTGAGAAGTTATAAATTGTGGGGACTCTGGTACGAAGACAAACATATAGGCGCGAGGTATTACAAGTATGACTTCGAAAATGGCACACGACTGATCGTAGAAGAGTATGATCCAGAACCGCAGCAGTCACATTGGTATAATCCGGGCGAATCGTACTACATGCATTTAGTAGGTGGCCCAGAGCCAGACAGAAAAAATCAGATTCCAAAATGGACATACCATGCTAAATACAATAAATATCCAAACAGTGAGACGGAGCTTGTTGAGTTTCTGAAAGCGATTCAGAAAGGAAAAAGATGAACAGAGCAGAGAGAAGACGACAGGCAAAGGAACTGTCAAAAAGCAAGATGCCACTACCACTGAATGTTGCACTGCCGGTAGAGGGGGCTGCTGACATAAATGGCCAGGAAGCTGTTGTCTTAAAGACATATTTGGAACTGAAGGAAAAAGAAATCAGAGAAAATGTTACTGCCGCTTTGATGAAGGAAGCCCAGGAGAAGCTTACCAGGGCAGAGGACTATATCGCCATCATCAATATATTGATTATCTTATATGCGAGTAAGATGGCTTGGGGATATACAGAAGAAAATAAAAAGCTCATGGAAAATTACAAAGCGGCCAGGGTTTATGTGGATCGCGTGGGAGCTGCAGCAGCCTATGCGCAGATAAAAAAAGAAATGGATATTGAAATCGAATTTGAAGATCTGGATAATTACAACATTTACAAAGAACTTGGATTTGACAGAGAGGCGGTGTGAGATGTGCTGCAGGAAATGAAGTTAGAGGATGCTCTGAAAAAGTTTCTCCAAGGGAAGAAAGTACTGGTGATGTATGATGAAAGTCTAAAAAACGATGGCACTGAATTCATAGTAGAGGCTCTGGAAAAAATGTTGGAGAGAAACCGTTACCTGGTGGATGTGCCTGCAATAGAGGATTTTGAGTTCAAACAAGAAGTAGAACAGATGGTAAAGACAGAAAAATCCTCCACTAAGGCTGTAAAAAAGAAATTGGTAGATCTGCCAAAGAACAAAAGCAAGCTGGATGATTGCCAGGAAGAAATCATCCAGATGCTGAAAGACGGAAAATCACAGTATGCAATTGCAAAGGAATTAGGCGTTGTTCAGTCAACGGTTACTCACTGGATGGCGAGACATGGAATTGACAAGCAAGGAAACCAAAAGAAGTGCGCAACCTGCCAATACAGAGAAACAAGCCCGGGAAAAGGCGGCTGTGATTACATAGGGAAAACTGGTCACAGAAGAGGCTGTAGTGTTGAAAACTGTGATAAGTATGTGGAAGATAAGCATGAAAAGGCAGCTGCTCCTGGACTATGACAAGACCAGGAGACAGCTCCTGGTAGCAGGGAGGCGGTGAAATATGAATTTCAGAATGCTGAAAAAGAAATATAGAAAAATGTATGGCCAGAATCCACCTAAATGGATGAAGGAAAGACTGATCAAAACAATGGTAAGTCCTTCGGAGTACAGAGTAATCACGGCTATAGGGATAAAAGCAAATTTTATGAGGCAATATTCACAGTGGTTGCCGAACTGCGGAAGGAAGTGCGCCAGTATGAACGTAATACGGAGAATCTTGTCAATACCACAAGAATCTTATCTGAAAGGAGAAAATTGTAGAAATGAAAATCAGATCACAGAGGAATCAGCTGATAGATATGGTTGGAAAAGCAACTACTACAGTCCGTACGCCAACCGGTTCCTATCAAATATTGGCACATACCAAAGACAAGAAGGTGGGAATTGTCCTGGGAGAATATAGTACAGAACCAAAGACTGTTCGTGTTCTCTGTGCTATTCAGGTTGCGGCTCAGCATCCAGAAAAGATCAGAATCTTTAATATGCCCTCAGATGCAGAGGTGGTTCTGTGAAAAAATACGAGACCAAAGTACAAGAATTGGACGTGCACCGTAAAGAAATCATACAGATGGTGAAAAACGGAAGTTCCCAGAAAGAGATTGCAGAAAAATATGAAACCTGGCCATCAATAGTTAGGTATTGGTTCAGAAAGCGAGGTATTAAGCCGGAAGTGCTAAGAGGTAACCAAAAATCTACTGGAAGAAAATATTCAAGCTGCATATACAGACAATTAAATCCCAATCTTGGAAATTGTGACTATATCTGCAAAACCGGACATTCCAGAGGCTGCAGTGCAATTAACTGCGACAAATATGTAAAAGGCAGACCTATAGCAAGTATGAAAGAAACGGTTGAGGATTACGATATCTTCGACGAATGAGGGAGAAAGAAAAAATGGAAGACAGAACTTGTAAGACCTGCAGACACAATGATGATCTTCTCTGCGATAAGAAAGGAATCTGGATCAGAGATGACTATAGCTGCAGTAAATGGGAAGTGGAACCATGGCAGCAGTGGAGAAAAAGTATGTTGACAAGGTTCCTCAGAACGAGGTGAGACAATGGAAAAAGAGACATACAAAGAAATTGAGAAAATTGCGGATAACATCCAGGCAGAAGCTGGAAGAAAAAGGTGTAGAGAAATAGAAAACGTTAACAGTTCTATGATGGCTATATCCAAGGTATTGAAGATTTGTTAAGAAGCATTCGCCAGGAGAAAATTGCAGGAGGTGAAGTAGGTGGAAAGATTAACTAAAAGAAACAAAAATGATCGAGCTTATTTTCCTGAATGCTTCAATGATCCTTGCAATGGACTACAATGCGCCAAGGATGATTGCGAATTTTTAGAGAAAGTTTGCGAAAAGTTAGCGGAATGCGAGGATAAAGAAGAACCTAAAAAGGTAATTAAGATTTGCACTGTAGTTTCAAATGAAAAATATGAATGCCCGAAATGCGGCAACTATTTAACCGAAAGTGATGTTTTTGCCGGCTACTGCAAATGGTGCGGACAGAAGATAACCATGGAGGGAAAATAGATGGAGGATAAAACCTGTAAGATCTGCAAAGATAAGTAACGGGTTGAGAATTATATGAAAAGAATAATCCAGAAGCTTTTAAAAATGTATGGAATGGGGATGAAATAAATGGTAGATGTAATTGTTGCAATGGGTGTTGGTGTGCTGATTGGAGCCTTTGGTGTAATCGCCTGGCTCTTGCATGATAATAAAGACGATTAAGGAGCTAAGAGATGAACAAAGTAATTTTAATGGGACGTTTAACAAGAGATCCAGAGGTAAGATACACCTCTGTAGAAAATTCTTTAGCAATTACCAGATACACACTGGCAGTAGATAGAAAAATCAAAAGAGATGGAGAAGCAACAGCTGACTTTATTTCTTGTGTAGCCTTTGGCAGATCTGCTGAGTTTGCAGAAAAATATTTTCGAAAAGGAACGAAGATTGCAATTGCAGGACGTATTCAGACTGGAAGCTACACAAACCGTGACGGGCAGAAGGTTTACACTACAGAAGTTGTGGTAGAAGAACAGGAATTTGCCGAAAGCAAAATTCCGGATCCGGCAGCAGCCAGCAGAATGCTCCGCAGCCATCTCCAGATGTAGGTACAGAAGGCTTCATGAACATTCCAGACGGAATTGAAGAAGAACTTCCGTTCAGTTAGAAAACAAAGAAAAGGTAAGAAGGAAAAACTATGAGCGGACTAAAATTTCCGAAAGGTGAAAAGAAGAAAAAAAGAATGTCCCACCCACCAAGTATTCTTGGAAGCAGAAAGGGCAGGTGCTACTTGTGCGGCAGATACGGACATACTGAAGAACATCATATATTTGGTGGTCCGAATCGGACACTATCAGAAAAATATGGATTAAAGGTTTATTTGTGTCTGGAGTGTCATTCGAGTGGTAAACATGCCGTACATAGAGACAAAGCAGTAATGGATGAGCTTCACCGCCAGGGCCAGGAAGCCTTTGAGAACCAGATCGGCAGCAGGGAACAGTTTCGGAAGATCTTCGGGAGGAATTGGCTATGACATTATATGAGATCACAGAAGACATAACAAAAGAATCAGAAGAGACAGTAACCATAAAAGAAGCATCAAAAAGGCTGAACCGAACAGTCGGGAGTTTGTACGGCGCCGCAGCTGAAGGAAGAAGGATAAACGACAGATATTATCTAAGAGCTACAGACCGAACCCTCAGCAGAAACAAAGACCGGAACCTGCTTCAGGAGTATGATCTGATTCGGCAGCAGTTATTGAGGAAAAAGAAATGAGCGCCAAGATAATCCTGCACCCAGATGCTCCTGGATATTGTAAGGAATGTATATACGACACAAAAGACGGTCAGTGCATGAATGAAGAGTATAAGAAAAACGCATATAAAGTCATTTGTGTTTGGCATTATTGCAAATATAAGAAAGTGAGAAAAGAAAGGAAATGACAAGAGCAGAAACAACCAAGTTCCTTGGACAACTACTTGTATCTACTCGTATTGGCGGAGCTGGGTCGCACTGGGCCAGCGAGGTTAGCATTGATCCATGGACATCAAAGGCAAAACGAGTGGATTATATGGAGTTTTGCCCAGCAAATCAATACTCTGTATCCGGAATAGAAAAAGGTATATTCACTTGCTATGAGATCAAAAGTTGTAAGGAAGATGTTTATAGCGGTAATGGTTTGAATTTCTTTGGAGAAAAGAACTATATAGTAACTACGATGGAGTGTTACAAAGAAATTCAGCCAGATTTTAGAAGTGGTAAATTTGCTAATTACATGCGCGAAAAACACCCAGATTCATCAATTTATTACGGCGTTATGGTTCCTATTCCGTTCTGGGGAGAAGCAACGGAAGAATTTAAAGATCCTACATCATTAAGCGAGGATAGAGACTGGAAGCTGGAAGTTGTATTGCCTTGCAGGCAGGGAATAAGAACAAAGTCCATGACAGAATTGCTGTTTTGCATGTTACGGAGCGGACGTTGAGGAGGGAGAGATGTGAGCAGGGTAAAAGAAAGACTTAAGCAGTACAAGCTGGATCTGGAAAAGCAGACTCAGTATAAGCAAGGACTTCCAGGGAGTGCACTTGATATTGTAAATACGCTTTTAGCAGATCTGGAAGAGGATGAAAAGAAAAACGGTTGGATTCCAGCAAAAGAAAAACCTTCAGAGTATGGGCGGTATTTGGTTACTTTCAAGCAGAGTAAAGAGGTTTATATTGCAGAATACGGAATCTGCCAGATGCCAGTGACGGTATTGGGACAGCCTTTGGGATGTGGATGGTACAGTTCAACTGGGTATTATTATGCGGAAGACAGTATTGTGGCGTGGAAACCACTTCCAGAACACTCATATAAGGAGGATAAGAAACATGAGACTGATTGACGCTGATTTAGTGCTTAAAAGATTAGAAGAATGGAATACATCAGATAAAATGGATAAAGCACTATATAACTTTGCACGAAACAGAATTGTCGAACAACCAACAGCCTATAACATTGATAAGGTTGTGGAGCAGCTGGAAGAGATCAAGAGAATGATGGAATCAAATATCAGCCAGATTGTTTTCGGGAGGAATGTATAGAAGCTGATTGCACAATCTGCCTTGCTGGTAAGGTGATCGAAATTGTGAAGGGTGGTGGGACTGAATGAGAGTGGAAGAAATTGCATTAAGACAGGAAATTAGACAAATGATGAATGAAGCTGGGTTGAATAAGAATACCATTCGTGAAATGGCTCAGAAACTTTTTAGAAGAAGAGGTTAAAAAGCAAAGTAAAAACTGCTTTTGCACAAAATAATATTGAGAGGATAGTTACAAGAAATATAAGCAAATGGGATTTGAGAGAAGCAGTAAAAGAAGGAGTAAGGGATTACGTCAAATCTGATATTAAAGTATCAGTAAAAATTGAAGAGGGGGTATCCGAGTGAGAGACATTCTTTTCCGTGGCAAGCGGATTGATAACGGCGAATGGGTAGAAGGATTTTATTATAAAATGGCAGAAACAACCTATTATTTGATTTGGAGAATTTTTGCAGTTGCCGGAAATAGCTTTGATAATCCAGAATTATTACAGGAGGCAGAGAAGTAATGGAGCTTTTATTGAAGGATCATGTTATGAGAGAAATCCAGGAAGACAGAGAAACTAGCCTAAGATGTTACGAGGATAAACCAACGAGAGACATCGTAAATTTTTGCTATGATTGCATTGAAAAAGCTATTAATGATCTTCCGCAGGACTATCCCAGAAATACAGATGAAGTGGAACGGTGGATCCCGGTTACTGAGAAAATGCCAGAAGAACATAATTCTATATTTGCAAAATGGAAAGGCACAGAACATTGGAGCAATGCAATGTTTGAAAAGAGATCCGATGAGGTTCTTGTAACAGTTGAATATCCAGATGGAACAAGAGTTACAGAAGCAACATACACAATTGATGGAAAGTGGAAAATGATAGCGAAAGTGCTTGGAGGAACTGTGATTGCCTGGAAACCATTTCCTGAACCGTATAAGGAGAATTGACAAAATGAGCAGAATACTACCAATCCTTTTTAACACAGAAATGATCCGGGCTATATTGGACGGTAGGAAGACATGTACCAGGAGAATCGCAAAGAAAGTTCCAAAAGAAACATACAGAATTGAGGAAGAAACACAAAATGGAAATTTGATGTTCCAATGTATTTGGGGCGCTATATGCCAGATGTTCAGGGATTTGTGGATGGCTATACGAATTTGAGTCCACCATATCAACCTGGAGATATATTATGGGTGAGAGAAACCTGGTGTTGGTGTCCATGCTGGGATTGTGGTATGGATACAGAAGAGGGATGCTGTGATAAGGAAACGGACCGGATCTATCATCCAGATCGAAGAGAATATGGATGTTATGGATATAAAGCATCATTTCAAGAATATGAAGAGCCATTTGAAAGATGGCATCCATCAATTCATATGCCAAGAAAAGCAGCACGCATTTTTCTTGTGGTCAAAAACGTAAAATTAGAACCACTGCAGGATATAACAATAACCGAAATTCGTAACGAGGGACTTTCTTCCATGGCAGTTCATGCTGGAGATACGGAAATGGCAATGGCTGAATGGAAAAGCCTATGGAATGGCACTGTCAAGAAAAATGATCTTAACCGTTACGGCTGGGAAGCAAATCCATGGGTATGGGTAATTGAATTTGAACGAATTGACAGAATCGTGGGAGGTGAGACCAATGGACAAGAGAATTCTGGAACAGTACATAGATGCTTGTGCACTGATCAAGGAGACGGAAGTGGAGATTCAAAGGTTGAGGAAAAGGAAAGAAGTAACTCAGGATTCTGTCCGGGGCAGTAATCCTGAATTTCCTTACCAGCCGCAGAACTTTCGGATCCAGGGAACGCGAGAAACCATGAAAGATAGAAATCTCATGGATGAAGAGGAAAAACTCCTGGAAGAAAGAAAAGAAAACGCAAACAGGATAAAACGAGACGTGGAGCAGTGGATGAATAGGATCCCAATGAGAATGCAAAGAATCATCAAGTGGAAGCTGTTTGATGGATTGACCTGGCAGCAGGTGGCACGAAAGCTGGGACCTAAAGCTACAGAGAATTCTGTGAAAAAAGAATTCGAAAGATTTTTAAGAAAAAAATAAAAAATGTCACGAATGTCACACATGTCACGATTTAATATGTAATAATGTAAACTGAACCAAGTGGATAAAGAACACTGTTCGGTTCAAGTAAACCCCACAGATTAAGTAAGTATGATTGCCAGGTAAAATGCCTGGCAGTTGTATTGAAAAATCAAAACTCTCCTTAATGAGTGATGAAGATGCAAGTGCCGCAACACTGTCTGTGTACTTCGAGGGTAGGAATGAGATTTCTTAAATAATGTTGCAGACGTAAATAAAAAGAATCAGGGAAGAACCTGGAAACCTCCATGCGATTGGTATAGCGGCACGTATGGATTGCAAACCCGGAACATAGCTCAGTGGTAGAGCAGCTGGCTTATAACCAGTGTGTCGGTGGTTCGATTCCGCCGGTTCAGATTCGGTTGTGCCGCCGATATAATGGTACGATATCGACTCATACATATTTTTCTAAGAACATCCGGTTGAATACTGGATGTTCTTTTTATGCAGCAGAAAGGAAGGACAAGCATGGCAAGAGAATTTGCAAAAGCATTTTATCAATCAAAACAGTGGCAGAAGTGCAGAACTGCTTACATAGCTTACCGAAAATCCATTGATGGTGGAATGTGTGAGTCTTGCCATGAAGCGCCTGGATATATTGTGCACCACAAGATACATCTTACTCCAGAGAACATCAATGATCCAGACATCAGCCTGGGCTTTGGCAATCTGAAATATGACTGCCATGCTTGCCATAATGCAGAACATGGGGCAGCAGCTGTTCCAGGTTTAGTTGAATATACCTTTGATTCACAGGGCAATCTGGTGCTAGGCCCCCCTAAAAACGATTAGGGCATAGGGGAACACGAACCGGGAGGGGAGATTAATTTTTACGCACGAAGAAATCGCGTGACCGGTGTAGTAGGAGGTGAGAACGTTGCAGAAAAATAACCCGATTTTTGCCGAAACAGGGGAACTCTTGAATAAAGAAGCAATGATTAAAAAAGAACTGAAAAAAATAAAATCAATTTACAAAGATCTGGATTTGAAGCGTAAGAAAAATGCGGAATCGCTTATGAATTCTGCAGCGTTTATGGCTGTTTCCATGATGGAATTAGAGCACATTATCAACCTGAAAGGATACACGGAAGAGTACCAGAATGGGGCGAATCAGAAGGGGATTAAAAAGTGCAGTGAGGTTGAAATCTATAATAACCTGGCAAAAAATTATCTTTCTTACGTGAAACAGCTAGACGATATGCTTCAAAAAGCAGGAGGACAGACCAAGAGTGATGAGCTCATAGACTTTCTGACGGGCGGTGGGTAAATGACGGAATTTGAGCAGTATTTCACCGGCCTTTTGGATGGTAAGATTGTAGCCTGTGAAAAAATGAAAAGAGTTGCAGACATGCTCCTTGAACAGTATTACTCTCCAGGGGAATTTCATTTTGACTATGATATTGCAAAACGTCACACGGATTTTATCGAAAGATTTTGTAAGATTCCATCTGGCAGGATTGGAGCTCCTTTAAAGTTGGAGTTATTTCAGAAAGCCAGGTTTCAGGCAATATATGGATTTGTAGATGACAATAACCTTCGCCAGTACAATGAATGTTTGATTGTTGAAGGTCGAAAAAACGGTAAAACAACGGAAACTGCATCTGTGGAAATTGATCTTTTAGTAAATGATCGGGAAGGTGCTCCGCAGATTTACAATGTGGCAACCATGCGCGATCAGGCAGCTCTTGGATTTACTGCATGCTACAAAATGGTTCAGCAAAGTCCCTTGTTAAGCAAGCATATCAAAAAGAGAGCAAGCGACCTTTATTTTAAACAGAATTTTGGATTTATAAAAGCATTGGCAAGTAACACCAACAGCTTGATGGACTTGATGTTCATGGTGGGGTTATTGATGAACTTGCTGCTATAAAAAACAGAGATATCTATGATTTGGTAAAACAGGCAATGGGAGCCAGACGGCAACCGTTGCTTTTTTGTATTACAACAAACGGATTTATCAGAAACGGAATATTTGACGCACAGTATGACTATGCAGCAGGAATCCTGGAGGGAAAAATACAGAATAATAGATTTATTCCGTTTATTTATGAACTTGATGACAGAGAAGAATGGGATAAAGAAGAATGCTGGGAAAAGGCAAATCCTGGCCTTGGTCCGAATCAATCTTACGATTATCTCCGGATCAATGCGAGTAAAGCAAAGATGACAACGAA